AAAACTCCTCTTTGCCATAATCCAACCACCTATTTTTTATTTTCTCTCTTTTTAACCAGTAAGTCTACAACTGCCTGCTTGAACAGGGCCATGTCATGTTCTTCGTCCACATCATTAAAAAACAGTTGTTTGTTAACTCCCGTAACTCTGTTAAACTCTTCAAGCTCCTGTTCTGTCAAAACTGAAGTGTCAACGAAATATGGGTTAGCTGTTTCCTTCTTTTCCTCCCAGCCCATGAGGTATTCAGGGGTAGTGTTAAGAACCTTTGCAAAATCCTTAACTTTTGAAAGTGGTATATCTGTTTTCTTCTGTTCGATTTTATGTATAGATGTTTTAGATTTATATCCCATTTTTTCGGCCAGTTCTTCCTGACTCATCTTTTTAGTTTCTCTTAAATATTTAATTTTGTCATATATATCCATAGTTTTTCTCCTACTTTTATGATAATAGATTATACCTTATTCGACACTAAAAAGCAACTATTTTTTATTTTTTTTGAAAAAATAGTTGACTTTAAACAAACAATGTGATATTATAATTTCAGACACTTATAGTGAACAAAAAAGTGAGGTGATTAAAAATGGTAAACGAAAAACTGTTAAGGAGTCTTATAGAAGAAAAAGGGCTCAAGTATAAATTTGTAGCCCAGCAGTTAGGTATAACTCCGCAAGGGTTGGCTTTGAAAATAAGTAATATAAATGAATTCACTGTTCAGGAAGCTTACAAGCTATCTGATATATTAGGATTAGGAAATGGCAGTCTTAACTCTGAAATTTTTTTGCCTAATATAGACACTTAAAGTGAACAAATAAAACGTGAAAGGATCTTGGAAATATGAAAACTCTAACCATTAAAGAATGTTCTAACCGTATCCACAAGTCTGAATCAGCTGTGAGAGTCGGACTCCAACGAGGTGGATATAAGTTCGGGACGGCAATTCAGACTGTACCGCCTACCCCCTCAAGACCAAGAGGTGGCTGGGACTACCACATACCCGCAATGGCTGTGGAGCACTACATGAAATATGGCAACTTCCCTGTGATAATCGTGAACGGGGACGACGTAACGAAATTAATACATTCGCTGGCAAATAACATCGCGGCGGATATGATTAAAAAAGGAGGGATAGAAAATGACAATGAAAACTAAAACCAAAAAAATATTAATGTGGTACGGGATTTTTATGACAGCGTCAATCCTGAATCAAACGAAATCATTCAAAGAGGATTTTGTTGTAGCAGGGGTTGTCTACTGCCTTTGGGCTGTTCTGTTAATAATCACGTTTATACATTTCAAAGAGTCAAAATGGGAAGATTAATCTAAAAGGAGGTGGTAAAAATGCCCGAAATTGAAGGAATTTACTACGAAACAGAAGAGGATTACTATATGATTCTCGATGAACTTTATCGGGATATGGCAGAACTGAAAAAAGCCGATACTGGCAATATCGGCTAATCACAAAAAAATATTCGTTAAAAGTATATCACTTGGAAAGGAAAAATGCAATATGAAATATATAAAGAAGGATATGAAAAGTGTAATTAAAAATGCAGAATCTATTTATCTTTATGACATTACGGGAACTGAAAACATTATAAAACCTGTGAAAGGTCAGGACTTTAGCAATTTCTGCAAGGAAGGTCTAAAAGGTGAGTTCAACAAGATGGTGATTCATCATAAGAATGGCGGAAAAACAACAGTCGAGGTGATAAATAGAAATGCGAAAGTATGATGATTTTATTAACTCAAAAAGTAAAACTTTTGAAAATATGGGAATCGATGTCGACAGGAACAGTCTCAACTCTAACATGTTCGAGTTCCAGAAGGACATTGTCCGATGGGCTCTCAAGAAAGGAAGGGCGGCCATATTTGCTGAATGTGGACTTGGAAAAACTTTAATGCAGCTATCCTGGGCTGATGAAATCCGCAAACATACAGGCGGTAAAATTCTAATTTTAGCACCGCTTGCAGTTGCACCTCAGACAAAGGAGGAAGGCGAGAAGTTCGGTATCCCTGTCAATATCTGTGAAAGTCAGGATGACGTAATAGATGGTATCAACATAACAAACTATGAAAAGATTGATAAATTTATAGGGAACAGCTTTCAGGCAGTCGTGCTTGATGAAAGCAGTATCTTAAAGTCTTTCACAAGTTCGACAAGAAACAAGCTAATAGATAACTTCTCCAAGGTTCCATTCAGGCTCGCATGTACCGCAACACCTGCTCCTAACGATCACATGGAGCTAGGTAATCATTCGGAATTTTTAGGGGTAATGACTAGAGCGGAAATGCTTTCCATGTACTTTGTACACGACGGTGGGAATACGGCAAAATGGAGACTGAAAGGCCACGCCGAGGACGTATTCTGGAACTGGATGGCAAGCTGGGCAGTGTTCATAGACAACCCGAAAAACCTTGACTATGAAGTTAACGGGTATGACCTGCCGAAACTGAATATAAATGAGATAATAGTTGACGGTGATGAAGTAACGAGCGAAACTCTTACTCTGACTCAGAGAAGGCAGGCAAGGAAAGAAAGTCTTGAATTAAGATGTAAAGCTGCCGCAGATTTAGTAAACAGTTCAGATGAACAGTGGCTCGTGTGGTGCGATCTGAACGATGAGAGTGCAATGCTTAAAAATCTTATAGATAATGCCGTGGAGATAAAGGGCTCTGACAAAGCCACGCACAAGACTGGCTCAATGCTTAACTTCTCAGATGGTCTGATAAAATGCCTAGTGACTAAGCCCAGCATTGCGGGATTCGGGATGAACTGGCAACAGTGCCATAACATGATATTTGTAGGACTGTCCGACAGTTACGAGAAGTATTATCAGGCAGTAAGAAGATGTTACAGGTTCGGACAGAAGAATGAAGTAAACGTATACATCATAATTTCCGCAAAAGAAGGAGCGGTAAAGGCGAACATTGAAAGAAAACAGGAAGATGCAAAGAAAATGCAGGATGCAATGATAAAACTGACCAAAGAAGTAACAAAAAAAGAATTGCAGGTGACAACAAGGATAATGACGGAGTATGTTCCGAGAGTCAAAATGGTGTTACCTGACTGGGAGGAGATGAGACAGATATGCTGATTTATGTAGCACATCCATATGGTGGTAAGGAAGAGAATAAAAAAGCCGTTGAAGAGAAAATAAAAAAATTGTATGAACTGTATAACGGGCATACTTTCATAAGTCCGATACATTCATTTGGATTCATGTATGAATGGGTTGATGACTATGAACATGGTATGGAAATGTGCATTGACCTGCTCAATAAATGTGACGGGCTAATATTATGCGAAGGATGGGAAAATTCACAGGGATGCATTACTGAAAAGAACTGGGCAGAAAAATACATGGACATTGACATCTATACATACGGGGAGGTGCTGAGGGATTGGATATTTTAAATCAGAAAATAGACGACAGGTACGCGATGTATAACGGCGACTGTGTGGAAGTGCTGAAAGGGATAACAGATAACAGCATACATTACTCAATATTCAGTCCTCCGTTTGCGAGCCTGTACACATACAGTAATTCTGACAGGGACATGGGAAATTCGGCATCGGATAATGAATTTTATGAACATTTTAAATATCTGATATCCGAGCTTTACAGGGTGACAATGCCTGGAAGGTTGTTAAGTTTCCATTGCATGGATCTGCCTATGATGAAAAGCCGTGACGGAGTGATAGGTCTTAAGGATTTTCCAGGGGAGCTTATAAAAATGTTCGCTGATGCAGGTTTTATTTATCACAGCAAAGTGACAATCTGGAAAGATCCGCTTGTAGAGGCGACAAGGACAAAGGCACTGGGACTTCTCCACAAGCAGATATGCAAGGATTCCTCAATGTGCCGTCAGGGACTTCCCGATTACTTAGTGACAATGAGAAAGCCCGGAGAAAATCCTGAACTGATAGCACATCCTGAAGGATTTGAATGTTACATCGGGGAGGATGAGCCCAAAGGGGCAAAGATTGAAAGACCTCAACCTGACGCAGAGAAATATGAAAAGAAGGAAAAATACAACGAAGTACCTGTATACAGCCATCAGGTATGGCGGAAATACGCAAGTCCTGTATGGATGGACATAAGGCAGAGCAACACGCTCAATGGAAAATCCGCAAGGGAGGAACAGGATGAAAGACATATATGCCCGCTACAGCTTGATGTGATAGCGAGAGGCATTAATTTATGGACAAATGAAAATGATATTGTTCTTGATCCTTTTGCAGGCATAGGGAGCTCCAATTATGTGGCACTGAAGATGGGAAGGCGAACAATTGGAGTCGAGCTTAAGGAAAACTATTATAACCTGGCAATTGAGAATATTGAAAAAGCGGATATGGATTATATTATTGAAGGAATAGCAAATGAATTTTAGGAGGACAGATGGAAAAGCTCAGATTACCGAAGAGAATAGTGATAAAAAATGAAAAAGACTACGGAATACCTATAAGAATAAGGTCAAGTACACATAACCTGCTTGACATCGTATCAAATGAAACAGGGTGGAGCAAGGTGGACGTGATAACTAAAATGGTAGAATTCGCATTTGACAATATCGAATGGGTACCGGCTGATGAATATAACAAAAATAACGGAGGGAATGAATAATGGAAATAAAGGTTTTATTTGAAATTGAAGAAGGAAGTAAAAAAATAATAGAAAATTTTTCAAAAGCATTGTCAGGTTTAGGCAGTACTGCACCAGTACAGAACATAGTAACCTCGGTAGCTGAAAAAGTGAAAGAACCTGAAAAGGCGGAAATAGAAACAAAAACAGGGGACTGGCAGACAAATGACGTAAAAGTGGAACCTGAGAAAACAGAAGAAGTACCTGCCAAAAAAGAAGAAACTCCGAAGGAGGAAGAACCTAAAAAAGCAGAAACCCCTGCAGAAGAAACACAGGGGTGGAGCTATGACCAGCTTAAGGCAGGATGTCATGAAGCTTCAACAATGAATTTAGGTTCAAAGGTAGCTGAATTGATAAAAGGGAAATATAAACTGTCAAAACTGACAGAACTGGACCCTAAGCTGTATGACGCATTTGCAAATGATTTGAGGGAATTAGGAGTGAGAATATGATAAACCACAAGGAAAGGGATCATGCCCTGCTTTCGGCAAGCGGGGCGGCAAGATGGATGAACTGCAATCCAAGTGCAAGGCTTGAGGAACTGTTCCCTGAAACAACTTCAGAATATGCCGAGGAGGGAACGCTGGCACATGAGATTTCAGAACTCAAGCTGACAAAATACACAAGCCCGATGGGTGCACGGACTTACAACAGCAGACTGAAAAAGCTCAAGGCGAATAAACTGTATAAGCAGGAAATGGATGCCTATACGGATGCCTATCTTGAACATATTAAGGAGCTTATGATGTCGTTTGATAAACCCGCCGCGGCATCTATTGAAAAGAAAGTAGATTTCAGTGCATATGTTCCTGAAGGGTTCGGAACATGTGACTTCGTTACGGTCTATGGTAAAACCTTATACGTAAGGGATTTAAAATACGGAAAAGGTGTGCCTGTATTTGCGGAAAATAACCCACAGCTTATGCTCTATTCGTTAGGTGCATATCTCGAGTACTCATTATTTGAGGACATCGAGACGGTCAACATGGGAATTGTACAGCCGAGACTGGACAGCATTTCCGTGTGGGAAATATCGGCAGAAGAGCTTGTGGAGTGGGCAGAAAAAGAAGTTAAACCTAACGCTGAAAGGGCATTTAATGCCGAAGGCAATTTTGTTCCGGGACAATGTACGTTCTGCAGGGCGAAAGCAGTCTGCAGGGCAAGGGCAGAAATGAACATGGAACTTGAAACCGAAATGAAGCTTAAAGGTAACATTTTAAGTAACGCTGAAATGGGCGATATACTTAAAAGGGCACAGGATGTTGTGAAATGGGTTAAGGATATTGAAAACTACTGTCAGCAGGCAATTCTGAAAGGTGAAACAGTTCCGGGATGGAAACTTGTTGAAGGAAGGTCGGTAAGAACGTTCTCGGATACTGAAAAAGCATTTAAGATACTGAAGGACAAAGGGATAGCTGAAGAGCTGATGTACGAACGTAAGATGCTCACATTAAGCCAGCTTGAAGGGACAATAGGGAAGAAAGATTTTAATGATTATGTAGGCGAACTGATAATAAAGCCTAAAGGTAAGCCTACACTTGTACTGGAGTCGGATAAAAGGGCTCCATATGTAAATGATGTTATTAACGCAGAAGATGAATTTGAAAAAATAGAAGATTAGAGAGGATGATAATATATGGAAAAAAATCAGAATACAAGAATAAACGTAAGAGGAAGATTAAGCTTTGTACACTTGTTTAAACCACATGCTGCAACTCCAGGGGCGGAAGAAAAATACAGCACAACAATACTTGTGCCGAAATCAGATACAGCGGCAAAACAGAAAATTGATGCTGCAATTGCGGAGGCAATAAAAATAGGAACAGCTGAAAAATGGAACGGTGTTAAACCACCTCATGTTCCAACTCCTATTTGGGATGGTGATGGTGTAAAACAGAACGGGGAACCTTTCGGACCTGAGTGCAAAGGTCACTGGGTATTTACGGCATCAGCAAAAACGGATTATCCGCCTCAGGTAGTTGATAAGTATGTAAATCCTATAATGGACCAGTCTGAAATATATAGTGGAATCTATGCAAATGTAACGGTAAACTTTTTCCCTTACATGTTTACAGGGAAAAAAGGAATAGGTGCAGGACTGGGGAACGTACAGAAAGTGTCAGATGGGGAACCTCTTGCAGGAGGAAGAACGGCTCAGCAGGACTTCGCTCCGGTTGAGGAAGAAGAACTATATTAATTAAAAAGGAAGGATAACGAATGAATGTACTTAACATAGACATTGAAACTTACAGCAGTGAAGATATTTCAAAGACAGGACTGTATAAGTATGCACAGAGTACAGATTTTGAAATCCTTCTTTTTGCCTATTCACTTAACGGGTCGCCCGTTGAAGTGGTAGACCTTGCACAAGGTGGGACAGTACCGGAGGAAATTGTGGAAATGCTCAATGACGGGGAAACAGAACTGAGGGCATATAATGCAGCTTTTGAATGGTACTGCCTTAACCAGGCAGGGTACAAGACCAATCTTGAACAGTGGAGATGTACCATGATACATGCATATTATGCAGGTTATCCGGGAGGACTGGACAAGGTCGGGAAGGCAATGGGATTTGAAAATGATAAGAAAAAATCCGCAACAGGTAAAGCCCTTATAAGACTTTTCTCCGTTCCATGCAAACCCACAAAAAGGAATGGTGGAAGAACAAGGAACATGCCACATCACGAGCCTGAGAAATGGGAACTTTACAAGGAATACAACAGGCAGGATGTGGTGGCAGAAATGTCAATAAAAGAAAGGCTTGAAGGGATAAAACTTCCAAAGTTTGAATGGAAGCTGTGGCATACTGATGTCAGAATGAATGCTGAAGGAATAAGAGTGGACAGTGAGCTTGTTGAAAGTGCACTTTTTATCAGCAACACCTGGAACGAATATCTGCTGAATGAGGCAAAAGAAATAACAGGACTTGAGAATCCTAACAGTACAATGCAGTTACTGAAATGGCTAAAAGATAAAGGCATAAATGCCGAAAATCTTCAGAAGGAGACAGTTAAAAATCTTATTGGAGAAACTGAAGGGAACGTAAAAAGAGTACTCGAAATAAGACAGGAACTGAGTAAGACAAGCACGAAGAAATACGTGGCCATGAAAGATGCCCTCTGTGAAGACGGACGTGTGAGAGGACTTCTGCAGTTCTACGGAGCGAACAGGACAGGAAGGTGGGCTGGAAGACTTGTACAGGTACAGAACCTGCCTAGGAACTATCTGTCAGACCTTGACGATGCAAGGAACATGGTGAAAAGGAGAGACCTGCTGACTTTGGACATACTGTATGACAACATTCCTGACACTTTAAGCCAGCTGATACGTACAGCATTTGTTCCGGAGGAAGGAAAGAAATTTGTAATTGCCGACTTTTCGGCAATAGAAGCAAGAGTGATTGCATGGCTTGCAGGCGAACAGTGGAGGCTTGACGTGTTCAGGACTCACGGAAAGATATATGAAGCATCAGCATCACAGATGTTCGGGGTAGACATATCCACAATCGCGAAGGGCAAGGAGAACTACCACTTAAGGCAGAAAGGAAAGGTTGCGGAACTTGCACTCGGTTATCAGGGGTCTAGTGGAGCCCTCATGGCCATGGGTGCAATCAATATGGGACTTACTGAGAATGAACTTCCTGAAATTGTCAGAATGTGGAGAAATTCAAATAAGAGAATAGTTGACCTGTGGTATGCCGTAGGGAATGCGGCTGCAGAAGTGGTGCTGAACGGAACAAGACAAGCAGTGTACGGAATACTTTTTTCAAGGGAAGGGGATCTTGCAAAAGGGCTCGATTTCCTGACGGTAACCCTGCCGAGTGGCCGTAAGCTCCATTATGTAAGCCCCGGAACAAGGGAGAACAGCTGGGGGTCGACAGTGATAACCTACAAGGCACCGAATCAGGTTTCAGGCAAATGGGAAACAGCCGAAACTTATGGTGGAAAGCTTGTGGAGAACATTGTGCAGGCAATAGCACGTGACTGTCTCGCCGCAACAATTCTTAAACTGACCGATAAGGGATATAAGATAGTAATGCACATACACGATGAGGTTGTGCTGGAAGCCCCAATGGACGTCACTGTAAAGGAAGTGTGTGATCTGATGGGAGAAGAACTCAGATGGGCTAAAGGGCTGATACTAAGGGCTGATGGCTTTGAAACGGAATACTATAAAAAAGATTAATAAAAGGAAGGATGTAAAAATGTACAACAGGGAAATAGTGATAAGTACCGCAGGCAGCAGGAAGGAGACAAGGTGGAAGATTGAAAAGCTTCTGTGGAGCGAGTTCGTCAAGAGACTTGAAACACCGACAAGGACTGCCGAGAAGTTTGAAGACTTCCTGAAATTGCCGAAGTCAAAACAGGATGAACTTAAAGATGTCGGAGGTTTTGTCGCGGGGGAACTGAAGGACGGTATAAGAAAAAATGTGAACCTGCTATACAGGGACTTAATAACATTAGACCTTGACAACATCGAGCCGGGAAAAACGGACGAAGTTATCAATAAAGTTGAAAGCCTTAACATGTCCTACGCTGTGTACAGCACACGTAAGCACATGGAAAGCAGACCAAGGTTAAGGGTTATTATCGTAACAGACAGGAACATGTCTCCTGACGAATATGAGCCTGTGGCAAGGAAAGTGGCTCAGATGATAGGTATGGCCATGTGCGACCCTACCACATTTGAACCCGCAAGGCTGATGTTCTGGGCAAGCTGTTCTGTGGACAGCAGATATCTATACAGGTTCAATCTTGAAAAGGCTCCGCTGTCAGTTGACGGAATCCTCGCAATGTATGAGGACTGGAAGGATATGACAGAGTGGCCACAGGTTCCGGGAACGGAAAAAATGGCAGAAAAGATGCTTAAAAAACAGGAAAATCCTCTTGAAAAATCAGGGATTATAGGGGCTTTCTGTAAGACTTTCACCATAGCCGAAGCTGTGGAAAAGTTTATTCCGGAAGAGTACGACATATCTGATGATGGAAAAAGAATGACCTATACCCAGGGGAGCACATACGGAGGGGCAGTGATATATGACGATGTCTTCGTATACTCGCATCATGCCACTGACCCTGCAGGAGGTAAGCTGTGCAATGCATTCGACATGGTAAGGCTCCACAAGTTCGCGGACATGGATGCGGATGTGAAGGAGGGTACTCCTGCGAACAGGTTCCCCTCATTCGTTGAAATGTCAAAGTTTGCGAGAAGTATTGAGGAGGTAGCGTCCATCGTTAACATGGAGAGATACACCGCATCTGATGACTTCGGTGTGCTTGAAGAAGGTAAAAGTGATATTGACCTGTCATGGATGAATGAACTTGCTCAGCATGAAAACGGTGCATTCGTAAAGTCCATAAACAACATGCTGGTAGTGCTGGAAAATGACGTGAACCTTAAGGGTAAATTCGCAATAGACGAGTTCACGAACAGAGGAATGGTCACAGGAGCCGTTCCATGGAACAGAAAAGATGAAATGCGTCAGTATGAAGACCTTGACGACAGCGGGGTCAGAAACTACCTTGAGAAAAGGTTCGGGCTTACAGGAGAGAATAAAATATATGATGCACTGTTACTGGCATCGTTTAAGAATAGGTTCAACAGCGTGGCCGAATACCTCGGGAATCTTAAATGGGACGGGAAAGAAAGAATTGAAGCTCTTCTGCCTGATTATTTAGGTGCGGAAGACAACATATATACAAGGGAAGTCATGAAGGTGTCGCTTATGGCCGCCGTTGCAAGGGCGGTCGAAGGGAGCATCAAATATGATTACATGCCGATCTTTACAGGACCGCAGGGGATAGGGAAAAGCACATTCCTTGCCAAACTTGGAGGGAAGTGGTACTCGGACAGCCTGCAGACTTTTGCAGGGAAAGAAGCGGCGGAAATGATTCAGGGTACATGGATTAATGAGCTGGGGGAGCTGACTGCATTCACTAAGAACGAAACGGATTTAATCAAACAGTTTTTAAGTAAAACTGATGATATTTACAGGAAAGCATATGGGAGAAGAACGGAGAAATATCCGAGAAGATGTGTGTTCTTCGGAACATCGAACGACTATGAGTTTTTAAGGGACAGGACTGGGAACAGGAGATTCTGGCCTGTTGAAGTAGGAATTATGGAACCTAAGAAGAGTATATGGAAAGACCTTGATGCCGAAAGAGATCAGATATGGGCGGAGGCGTATTTTTACTATATCACGGGATGTGAACTGGACTTGAGCGGTGAAGCAAAAATCATCGCAGACGAAAAACAGGAAAATCACAGGGTGAAAGATGTCAAGGAAGGGGAAATAATGGAGTTTCTTGAAAAGGAAATACCCGAAGACTGGCATAGCTGGGATCATCAGAAAAGAAAAAATTATTATTTTGAAGGCTTTGACAAATCAGGAATAAAAACAGTACCGAGGGACAGGGTGTGTGCCCTGGAAATACTGGTCGAATGTTTCGGAATGAGAAGGGAATACATTAAAAATTCTGACAGTGCAAACGTAAATTCCATAATGGGTTCCATGAAAGGATGGGAACGTTTAAAAACACCGCGTAAATTCGGTGATTTCGGCCAACAGAGAGGGTTCAAAAGGAAAACTACAAAATAATGTAGTTTTTAGAGAAAAATCAAAACTTTGTAGTTCCTTAGAAAAATAGGGTTTTGTAGTTTGTTGTCGAGTTGTAGTTATACTTTGTAGTAGCCGAAAACCCAGTAAAATTAATAATATATTATATAAATAACTACAAACTACAATCTTTATATATAAATATATAAAATAGGTATATTAGGCATATATATATAATACCTAATATACCTAATACGCCTATATAGATATATATATAGGATTTCAGATTGTTGTAGTTTTAAAAAAAGATGAAAAGAGGAAAAAAATGTTGGAAAGTATAATCGAGAAATATCTAGTATCTGAAGTGAAAAAACTGGGAGGTACTGCGTATAAATTTGTGAGTCCCGGGCATGCGGGAGTACCGGACCGGCTATGCCTTCTACCGAATGGAACAGCATTTTTTGTGGAACTCAAGGCAACAGGGAAAACAACGAGACCTTTACAGGACAGACAGATCGAGAAAATAAGGGCATACGGTCAGAGGGTATATGTTGCAGATTCAAAGGAAAAAATAAAAGAGATACTGGAAATTGAAGGAGGAAGAGTACAGTGAAGTTCAAGCCACATAATTATCAGAAGTACTGCATTGACAAGGTCGTAAATACTGAAAAAGTAGGACTGCTGTTAGATATGGGACTGGGAAAGACGATAATAACACTTACGGCGATAGACGAGCTTAAGCTTAACATGTTCGAAATTGATAAGGTACTTGTCGTAGCACCGAAAAAGGTTGCAGAAAGCACGTGGTTCAGGGAGGCAGAAAAATGGGATCACCTGAAACTCCTTAAATTCTCAGCTGTACTGGGTTCAGAAAAAAAGAGGATTAATGCACTAAACACTCCCGCCGACATATACGTAATCAACAGGGAGAACATACCGTGGCTAGTAGACTATTACAGGAACGACTGGCCATTTGACATGGTTGTCATAGATGAGTTCTCAAGCTTTAAGAACCATCAGGCCAAAAGGTTCAAGGCTCTTAAGCTTGTGTTGGGGAAGATTAAAAGACTTGTGGGACTTACAGGAACCCCCGCACCGAACGGACTCAAGGACATATGGGCACAGATTTACCTGCTAGATCAGGGAGAACGGCTGGGAAAAAACATAACGGCATTCAGGGAGAGATATTTCAATTTTTACAGATACGGAAACAATCCGTATGGCGAGTATGAACTTAAGCAGGGTTCAGACAAGTCCATCATGGACAGGATAGCAGACATATGTGTGTCCATGAAGGCGGAAGATTATCTTGAATTGCCTGACGTGGTCGACAATATCATCAATGTGGAACTTGATGCTAAAGCAAGGAAGCAGTATGAGGAACTTGAAAAGCAGATGATACTGGAGCTTAACAATCTTGAAGAGATTACAGTCGCAAATGCGGCGGCATTGTCAAATAAACTTTTACAGCTGAGTAATGGTGCCGTGTATGACGAAAAAAGGGATGTGTATGAAATCCACAAATGCAAGATTGAGAGGTTCATGGAACTGGTGGAGGAGCTTAACGGGAAATCGGCACTGGTATTCTACAGTTTTAAGCATGACCTTGACAGGATGAAAGTTGCACTGGCCAAGACAGGACTCAGAGTGAGGGAACTTAAGACAGTACAGGATGAAAAGGACTGGAACAGCGGAAAAATTGATATCCTGCTTGCACATCCCGCAAGTGCGGCATACGGGCTTAACTTACAGGATGGAGGGAACCATGTCATTTGGTTCGGTCTTAACTGGAGCCTCGAACTATACCAGCAGGCTAATAAGAGACTCCACAGGCAGGGACAGAAGGAAAAGGTTATAATACATCACCTTGTGTGCGGGAACACACGTGACGAGGATGTCATGAAGGCACTGCAGAGCAAGGGAGACATTCAGGAGAAATTACTGCAGAGCCTAAAGGCAAGAATAGAAAAATATACGGGAGGAAAGAAACAATGATAACAGTTCAGGAAGTGATTGAAATTAGAAAAATTAATAAGATACTTGATAAAATTGAATTCTGTAAGAAAAATACCACTAAAGTGGAAATAAAACTTTTCCTTATGTCGATAGAACAGCAGTTCATTCTGAAAAACTCACTTACGGAAAAACAGATGAGTGCACTGGAGGGAATCTACGACGCAATTATGGATTATAAAGACGCTTTGTGGAACGACGTGGGTGAAGCTCATCTGAGCACATGGGGATAGGAGTGAAAAGATAATGGCTAGAAAACTAAAGACGAAAAAACTAGATAGGAAGGAAGTTAAAAAAGAAATACTGGAGAACGGGGAAGTACATATGTTCCTGTTCTCGGTGTACAAAGCTTCGGGATACTTGCTGGACAGGTTCAGGCTTTTCAATCAGCTTGGACTTAACAGATACTGTCCGGAACCAAACAGGGAGCTTGACATGAAGAAAGTTAAAATTAAAAGCATGGGCAACTATCCGATGCTTGAAAATTATGAGGGCTTGAAAAGTCTTATTGAACAGACAGTCAGGATGACATTCCTTTTCCATAGCCCTGAAATGAAGAAAAAATATAATTTTGATAAGAAAATCTACCGTGACAGGGGAATGCATGCACTGTACGACGGACTTAGGGAGTTATTTGACAAGCACTACAGCGAGAAATGGAAGGACGACCTTCCATGTGAAGACCCTGAAGTTGCTGAAGCCCTTGAAACTTTAAAAGACGTCATAGTCAACTTTAAAGTGGTTCAGATGTTCACTGACAAAGACCTTGATATAGATGCAAGGTTAAGGAAATATTCAAGGACTTTGATAACTAAGTTCAACAAGTATTTCCTGCCGTACACGGCGGAAATAATCGAAAGCGGAAGTTAAAAATAAGGATGATAGAAAAAGAATGAAAATAGTGCTAATAAATTTACTGAAGAAAAAGATAAACATCTGTACTAAGTCAAAAAAGAAATATGAACTAAGAGACCCAAGTTACCATATATTGAGCGGGAAAATAGAAGCATATAACGAAATACTGGAATTGATGGAGGAGGAAAAGAATGGAAGCACTGAAAGAATTTGATATAGAGGAACTACTAAAAAGACAAGCGGTACTTGACAAGAAATTCGATGAAAAGAAAACGTTGAGGGGAAGGTCACAGATAAGAACATACATAGCATATTTTACCGAGCTGGGGGAACTGGCACAGGAACTCAAGAGCGAATGGAACTACTGGAAAAATCACACTAAACCGGTCGACAGGAGAAAAACACTGGAGGAATTATCTGACTGCCTGCATTTTTATCTCAGCTATATTGACCAGAAGCCGTACAGGATAATCGGATGTACGGACATGTATCTGTGGTCCAGATTCTTTACGGACATAGAAAGTGCACTGTCACAGTTGACGAAAATACGGGAAGAAGCAGAAAATCTAATTTTCGGGGCAATGCTGTCCATAGTGAGATGTGTAGGTGCGACAGAAGATGAATTTTTGAAAATACACCATGAAAAATGGCTTAAGAACATGAATGAAAGGACAAAGGGGGAATACTAATGGCAACGGCAAGAGCGATAGCGGAGGAAGTGGCAAAGATTCTGAAGGAGGACAAGGAATTTAAAATTCAGAAAAATCTGACTCCGTTTCAGCGAACAGAAAAATTACTATACGAACTGAAATATTTAAAAGGAGCCATAGAGGTTAAACGCGAGAGGCTTTCAGGCTTGCATAATGCCCCCGTACTGCTTTCAAAAAAGGAAACAGGTGTAAATGTTCAGGCAACTAAAAAATATCTCTCAGAAGTCGAAAAAATCGAAAATATGATAGAGAACTGTGAAAATGAGATAAAAAGACTTGAACATGTCGTAAATATGACAGAAAGGGCACTAAAAAATATTGAAGACGATAAATACTATAAAATTATCGAATTAAAATATTTTGAAGAAATGACACTTGAATATGCGGCAGGAAAATTTAATGTTGATATTACGACGATAAAACGTAACAAAAATAGACTTATCAACAGGTTGAGGGCATTAATTTTTTCAGATAACGTGATCCAGGATATAATGAATTATTAAAAAAATTTAATGAAAATGCCCCTTTCGTGCCCTTGTATATAAATTTCTATGTGTTATAATAGGTTAGAATGGAATTTTAAGGTTTTAGGAAATCCGAGATATTTTTTGCTGAGGCGGGATTCATGAGCCATACGCCTGGCTAACAGAAGACAGTGTAAAAGCTGTCTTTTTTTTATTTTTCAAGAAACGAGGTGAAACAAGTATGAAATTGACAGAAAAGCAGAAACGCTTTGCAGACCACTACATCGAAACGGGAAATGCAACAGAATCGGCAGTAAAAGCGGGATATAGCAAGAAGACAGCAGCAGTAATAGCAGCAGAAAACTTAATAAAACCTAATATAAAAACCTACATCGACGGGAAACTGAAGGCACTGGAGAGCGAAAGAACTGCATCTGCCAAGGAAGTACTTGAAATGTTAACCTCGTCGATGCGGGGAGAAATTAAAGAGGAAGTCGTCGTGGTTGAAGGCACGGGGGACGGATGCAGTGATGCAAGGATAATTGAAAAGCAGATAGGACTTAAGGACAGAATAAAGGCTGCAGAACTGCTTGGTAAAAGATACAGGCTGTTTACTGACAAGGTCGAAGTTGAAGGAGTACTGCCTGTCATGATAGTGGGTGAGGACGAGCTTGAAGAGTAGGAAGATCAGACTGCCTGAAATTGTCGGAAAAGGCTATAAGGATTTTTGGAATTTTAAAGGCAGATACAAGGTTGTCAAGGGTTCAAGGGCAAGTAAGAAAAGCAAGACGATTGCTTTATGGATAATTTACAGCATGATGAAATATAAAGGTGCAAATACTTTAGTAGTCCGTAAAGTGTACAGGACGCTTAAGGACAGCTGTTATTCGGATTTAAGATGGGCAATAAACAGACTGGGCGTACTTGAGTACTGGGAGTTTAAAGAAAGCCCACTTGAGATAACATATAAACCCACAGGACAAAAGATTTTATTCAGAGGATTTGACGATCCTCTTAAAATAACTTCAATATCAGTATCAGAGGGAGTTTTGTGCTGGTGCTGGTGTGAAGAGGCATATGAGATAAACAGGGAACAGGATTTTAACATGCTGGACGAAAGTATCAGGGGTATTGTTGAACCGCCTCTGTTTAAACAGTTTATAATATCATTCAACCCTTGGAACGAGAGACACTGGCTTAAGAAGAGATTTTTTGACGTCGAAGATGAAAACATAATGGCCAAAACAACGAACTATATGTGCAACGAATGGCTTGACGAAAGTGATAAAAAGTTATTTGAGGACATGAAGAAAAATAATCCACGAAGATATCAGGTCGCGGGATTAGGAAACTGGGGAATAGTTGAAGGGCTTGTTTATGAAAACTGGGAAGAAAAGGAATTTAATCATACAGAAGTGGCGAAAATGCACGGGGTCAAATCAGCATTCGGACTTGACTTCGGGTACACGAACGACCCTACCGCGTTGTTCTGCGGACTGATAGATGTGGCAAACAGGACAATATACGTTTTTGATGAAATTTATCAGAACGCCATGAAGAACAGGGAAATAGCAGAAGAGATAATCCGTAAAGGGTACGGAAAGGAAAAAATAACTGCCGATAGTCAGGAGCCGAAGTCAATTGATGAGCTTTATGACTTAGGGCTTAAAGGAATAAGGAACTCAAGGAAAGGTAAGGACAGTATCAATAATGGAATCCAGTACATTCAGGATTATAAAATCATAATACATCCACGATGCGTTAATTTCATTACCGAGATATCCAACTACATGTGGGACAAAGATAAGTTCGATAATGCGGTTAATAAGCCTGTGGACGATTTTAACCACCTGATGGATGCGATGCGGTATGCACTGGAAGACTACACGAAAGGCCCTACATTTTCTTTTGATTAAGGAGCTGAAATGTTTGATTTTATAAAAAGATTTTTTAGGAGAAAAGATAAAATGGAAAAGGACAACATAAGTTTATCGGAAGTTGAAAGCATTATAATGTGGCATTTTTCAAGTGACAGTTACAGAATGATGCTTGACGGCAACAGATATTATGCAGGGGAACACGACATACTGAAAAGAAACAGAACGGCGATAGGTGATGACGGAAAACTGATAACTGTTAACAACTTGCCGAATAATAAGATTGTTAACAATCAATATAAAAAACTGGTAAAGCAGAAGGTGAACTATATAGCATCCAAGACACCCAGTATAAGTACTGACAATGAGAAATACAACGAGCTGCTAAATGATTTATTCGATAAAGGATTCCTCAAAACGATTAAAAGGATAGCCACTGATGTGTATAACAACGGCATCGGATGGCTATTTCTATATATTGACGAAGAAGGAAATTTGAAATTTAAGAGGCTGAACTCTGTTGAAGTTATCCCTATATGGACCGATAACGAACATACCGAGCTGAAATATGCAATCAGAAAATATTCCAGTCAGGTATACAGCAATGGAAGATATGAAAAAGAAACGCATATAGAGTTATACAAGGACTCAGGAGTTGAATATTACACACTAAGCGATAATAAGCTTAACCTGGTTGAAAAAAAAGCATACCTGACAGTTGACGATACACCGTACAACTGGCAGAGAATACCGCTCATAAGTTTCAGGGCGGACGAACTGGAGCAGCCTCTGCTTAACAGGGTGAAATCACTGCAGGACGGACTTAACATGCTTATGAGTGATTTCATGAATAATATGCAGGAAGACAGCAGGAATACAATACTCGTTATAAAAAACTATGACGGAGAGAATTTAGGTGAGTTCAGAAGAAACCTAGCAACATATGGAGCAGTAAAAGTCAGGGAAGAAGGAGAAGTGTCAAGCTTACAGGTTGAAGTAAATGCAGGAAACTATGACGCAATAGTGAAACTTCTGAAACAGACAATAATCGAAAATGGAGCAGGATTTGACAGCAAGGCCGATACACTTGGAAATAATCCGAATCAGTTGAATATCCGTTCGATGTACTCCGAAATCGATTTGGAGGCGAACGATTTTGAAACTGAGTTTCAGGCAAGTTTTGAAGAACTGCTGTGGTTTGTTACAAACCATTTAAAGAATACCGGACAGGGTGATTTCCTTGCTGAAAAGGTTGAAGTTGTACTTAACAGGGATATTCTGGTTAATGAAAGTCAGGCAATATCGGACATCAAAAATTCAGTTGGGATAATATCTGAGGAAACAATACTTGCCCAGCATCCATGGGTTACAGATGTGCAGGCGGAACAGGAAAGGTTGAAAAAAGAACGTAGTGAAAACATAGAGGGCTATGGAGGATTCGGAGAGCACAACCACTCGGATGATGTAGATGAGTAAGAAATACTGGCAGGACAGATTTATCGAGGAAGAGGAAAGGCTTAATAAAATAGCAGGAGATGAATTCCGGAGACAGCAACTTGAATATGAAAGAGCTATCGCGAGAATGAACAAGGATATCGAAGTATGGTACAACAGAATAGCTAAAAATAATGATGTATCACTTGCGGAAGCTAAGAAGATGCTGAATGACAAGGAACTCAAAGAATTCAGGTGGACGCTTGACGAATACATTAAATACGGAAAAGAGAACGGAATTGATAAGAACTGGAATAAGGAGCTTGAGAACGCAAGTGCAAGAGTGCACATAGAACGGCTTGAGGCTATGAAGTTACAAGTAAGAGGTGAAATAGAAAAACTCTACAATGGCCGTGAAAGTGGATTTGAAAGCTATCTTAAAAATCTTTATAAGGACCAGTACAACAGAACAGCTTTCCAGATAGCAAAAGGTACAGGAGTAGGGACTAACATATACAGCCTTAACGATAAACTGGTAAATACAGTTATTAAAAAGCCATGGGCTCCTGACGGGAAAAACTTTAGCGACAGGATTTGGGAGGATAAGGACAAACTTATAAATACCCTTCACACAGAAATGACGCAGGCATTTATCAGAGGGGATAGCTTAGAGAAACTGGCAGATAAAATTGCTGAGAAAATGAAAGTATCAAAAGCAAACGCATCAAGACTGGTATATACAGAAAGTGCGGCTTATTCAAGCAGGGCAAGGCTTAAGAGTTATCAGGATTTGGGAGTGGAAAAATACGAAATAGTGGCCACACTGGATAACAGGACTTCGGACATATGTCAGGATATGGATGGTAAGGTATTTGACCTGAAAGATTATGAAGTCGGAGTCACTGCGAATCCGTTTCACGTGCGTTGTAGGACAACAACCGCACCTTACTTTGATGACATGCAAGGCGAAAGAGCTGGAAGGAATGAGACAACAGGAGAAACGGAGTATGTTCCAGCGGACATCACATATAAGGACTGGAAAGAAAAATATCTTGATAATAATTCAGAGCTAACAGATAAACCGAAAAAAACATCTAAAAAACAGAAGACACTTGATGACATTAATTCAATAGAGGAGATGGAGGAGTTTACAAAATCGCAGAACTGGTTTTATAAAAATGACAGTTTTAATTCAAATGAACTGCTTTCTTACGAGGGGATGGAACTCGAAGCTGCAAAATCTGTTCATAAGACTTATGAAAAAGTATTTGAAAGATATCCTCAGATGAAAGGCAGATTGGCCGCTTTTAACACTCATAAACTGAAAGATCCAAAGCATTTTGCAAACTGCAATATTGGGACAGGTCAGGGAGGAATAACTTTCAATAAAATTTACTATGGTAATTTGGAAAAATTTAAAAAACAAGTAGCTAAACTTGTAGAGAGAGGATATTTTCCAGAAGGAACAACCTGGGAAGGTATAACAATGCATGAAATAGGACATGCAGTCGATGACTTTCTCTCCTTTAATGCGAAAGTTTTTGGGGAGCCTCCTAACAAAAAAATAGCCTCGAATTTAGTATCAAGTAAAATAAGGCCTAAAATATTTAGAAAATTAAAATTACAAATTGGGGATATAGCAGAAAAATTGAGTGATTACGCAACTACAGATGCTCAGGAAACATTTGCAGAAGCATTTTCGGAGTTTATGACAAGCCCTAAACCGAGGGAACTTGCAAATGAGTATGGTAAAACAATTGATGAAATGTTTAGTAAAATAGAAGTAGAAGATAGTTTTAAAGGATTGAGTTCAGGAAATAAAACGGTTGTCCTGGAGAAAGACGTACGTTATAGGAAACTTGGCAATATAAAAAATACAGGGTATAATAATCCTGTAGAACTGTTAAGAAAATATGAGCAGAAAATAGTAAAAAATACTTATGAAAGTGCGATGGTAATAACCGAAAGTGGAGAGATTTATGTGGCAAAAGGTGATGCGGGTTCGATATCTCTACATAAAATGAATATATCTTATAAAAATTCATACTTTACACATAATCATCCAGAGGGATTACATGAATGGGGGTTAAGTAATGATGATTTTACATTTTTTACTAATTACGAATTAAGATATATGGCGGCGATAGATGAAAAATACATACATGAATTATCTAGAAATTTGTTTGAAATGAAAGATATCGACTTAAATATGGATCCGCGAAAACTTGAGAATGTAAATTTTGAAAATGTTGCAGAAGTTTTACAGATACAAAAAGCTAAGGAAAAGAAACTGAAATATAGGAGAAAAAGACATGTTGTCAAAAAACCACAGACTTTATAAAGCTTTCAAGGAAATGAAAAATAAAGAAAAAGAGATCCAGAAAAAGAAAAATGAGATATCCTGGAAAGGATTGGATAGTCCTTTTAGAGAAGATGAAATAAAGTTACACAGGGATTTTTTTGAATTTATGATGAAAGTTCTTGAAGAAGAGAAAGATTTAACGTTTAAAATTTCAGATTTAGAGAACTTGTACAAGAGTGATAAAGAACAGTAATAATTCAAGAGCGGTTTAACGACTGCTCTTTTTTATTTCGCCTTTTTAGAATTTGCAGGCGTAAAAGAACAAATCAGACATAATACCGCTGACATACAGCGTAAAAAATGAAGGAGTGAGCATATTATGAACAAAGAAGATCTGTTGAAACTTGGGCTGACTGAGGAACAGGCAGAAAAAGTGCTGTCAGTAAATACTGAACAGCTGAAAGGGTTTATCCCGAAAGCAAGATTTGATGAAGTGAACAATGCAAAGAAACAGGCTGAGAAAGACTTGTCAGACAGAGATAAACAGCTTGAAACACTTAAGAACAGTACTGGGGACATTGAAACTCTGAAGCAGACAATTGAAACACTGCAGAATGAGAATAAGGCCGCAACGGATAAATATAATGCCGAACTTGCGGAAATAAAATTGGCAGGAGCAGTGGACACGGCGTTGCTTGGAGCAGATGCTTTAAATGTCAAGGCAGTGAAAGCGTTACTGGACATGAGTAAAATCAAAATGGACGGTGATGTACTGCTTGGAATCAATGAACAGATTGAAAGTTTGAAAAAAGCGGAAGACAGCAAAATGCTGTTTAAAGCCGTTGAAGTGGGAAAACAAAAAGGGCCTAATTTCGCAGGAGTTAAACCTGGCGAAGGAAATACAGGGAATGGAGAAAGCAATGCTCCAAAATCTCTGGCCGATGCCATAATGGCAAGATTTACAACACAATCAGATTAAAAAAAATTAGGAGGTGGCTTATATGCCAATAACACTAGCGGAAGCTAAAAAGAACGTACAGGACGATTTGCAGATTGGAGTGATTGACGAATTTGCAAAAAGTAACTTTATTATGAACAACATACCGTTTGACAATGTAGTATCCCCAACAGGAGGAGGAACTACAATGACTTACGGATACACAAGATTGAAAACACAACCAACTGCGGACTTCAGGGAAGTCAATCACGAATACACACCTGCTGAAGTTTCTAAAGAAAGACACAATGTTGACTTAAAAATCTTTGGGGGGTCATTCCAAATTGACAGAATTATTGCAGATATGGGTGGAATAGTGTCAGAAGTGCAGTTACAGATGTCGCAGAAAATAAAAGCCGCATCTGCTTTATTTAACAACACCGTAATAAACGGAGACAGTGCAGTAAACAGTAAGGCATTTGACGGGCTTGAAAAAGCAATCACAGGAAGTTCGACAGAATTTATTCCGGGAGCCGCAATAGATTTATCTACTTCGGCCGCAATAGATACTAACTACAAAGCTTTCCTTGATATGCTGGACGAGTTCTTAATGGGGCTTGACGGAACACCTTCCATGATAGCAGGGAACTTACAGCTTATTGCAAGAATAAGGGCATGTGCAAGAAGAACTTCGATGTATACAACTTCTATGAACGGCTTTGGTCAGCAGGTTGAAATGTATGCGGGAATCCCATTAATCAATCTTGGAGCTAAACCTGGAACAAATGACCCAGTTTCTGAAACAAAAACAGGAACAGGGGAAACATCACTGTATGCTGTAAGATTCGGAATGGACGGATTCCACGGAGTCGCTCCGACAGGAAACGGATTAATCAAATCATGGCTACCTGATTACAAGACAGCAGGAGCAGTTAAGACAGGAGAAGTTGAAATGGTTGCGGCGGTTGCTTTGAAAGCTACCAAAGCGGCAGGAATATTCAGAAAAATTAAAGTAAAATAGGAGGTGCTTTGAATGGCTGTAATAAAATCACCAAATCAGGAGTACACAGGGACAAGTGCAGGAGTAGCTTTTGTCAACGGAGTTGGAAATACTGACAACGAAAACTTAATCGAATGGTTCAGGGATCGTGGTTATGAAGTGGAGGAAGACTCGGAAGAAAAGGCTAAAAAACCGAAGAAGTAGGTGCTGGGTATGGAGTATGTGGAAAATATCAAAGAAAACGTGATAAAAACATTAAAGTCGGTAGGCTATGAAGTCGTAGATGCCGACTTATTTTTATTGGAACAGAGCATTGAGAAGGTCAGGTCTTATATTAAAAATAAGACTAATCAGAATAAAGTTCCGGAGGGGCTTAAGTACATCTGGATTGACCGGAGTACAGGCGAGTTTTTATATTTTAAGAAATCGCTTAACCAACTTGAGCTGAATGGATTGAATTTTGGCCGTATGGCGAAAGAAATAAGTGAAGGCGATACAAAGGTAGTCTACGAGGATACAAAAACAACGGGAGATAAATTTGAAGTTTATATGACATATCTTATGACAAGAGGAGAGGAAGAACTCTTGAGATATAGGAGGATAGTATGGTAAAGGAACTGGAAAAGGCAAAAAAGGCTATACAGTCACTATGGACTGGAGTTTGCAATATATTTGGATTTAAAGATGTTGAAGACGAGTACGGAGCAACAAGTCATGCAGAAGTGGCGTTGTTTGAGAATTTACCGTGCCGGTTAAGTTTTAAGAATATCAGTCAGACCAATCAGACGGAATCTTTTGCTGTGAGTTCTCAGGTTGTGAAACTGTTCATTGCTCCTGATGTTTATGTTCCTCCGGGTAGCGTAATTGAAGTTACTCAGAACGGAATAACAAGGAAATATAAGCACTCGGGAATATCGGCGGTTTATACGAACCACCAGGAGATAGTGCTTGAAGCATACAAAGGAAGTGCTTAAATGGGAACAAGTAAAGTTAAAGTGGATTTTTCGGAAATAAGAAAAGCCGCTGAAACATTAAGTCAGGCAAATACGGCACTGCTGCTTGAAAATATTACCAATGAACTGGGTGCAAGGTTACTTGCAAAAGCAATCAAAAGAACGCCTGTTGACAAAGGAACATTGAGACGTGGCTGGGACGCAAGTATAGGAGCGAAAGCGGTCAATACTGGTGGAGGATACACTGTGACAATAACAAATAGTGTTGAGTATGCATCTTATGTAGAGTTCGGGCACAGACAGACTCCAGGAAGGTATGTTCCAGCAATCGGAAAATCGTTAAAAAAATCATGGGTGTCAGGACAGTTTTTTCTTACAAAGGCAGAACTGGAACTGGAAAAGGAATTGCCAAAAATAATTGAAAAGAAACTTGAAGCGTGGATAAAGGAGGTACTTGGAGGATGATAAACGACATAATGAATGCACTGACTGGAAAGCTAAAGGAAACATTCGGGATAAAGATTTACATCAACCAGGTTCCTCAGAATTTCGAAGAACCCTGTTTTTTCGTGCATGTCATAAGCACTGATAAAACTCAGATTGTTGATTTAAGGTATAAAGCTGTGACAGTGTTCGGGATTGATTATATAGCTGATGAAAATAAAAAAAAATCAAGGGAAATATATGACGTGATTGAAAAACTTAACAGTATTACTAATCTTATAACACTGGAAAATGGAGATATCTTGAGAGGCACTGAGAGAAAAACTGAGATACAGGACGGGAATACGCACAGCTTTATTCAGTTCAGTTATTTTATTCGTGAGAAAAAGGAAAACGATAAGATGGAAAATCTTTCGATAGAAGGAGGCATTAAAAAGAATGGCTAAGAAAAATGAAACAAATACAAGCTTTACAAAAGAACAGCTGTATGATTCTAAAAAATATGAAATGCAGAAGGATATTCTCGGAGTAATGCTTGAAGATAATAAGGAGTACACTTTTGACGAAGTGGATAACTTAATAAAAGAATTTTTAAAGAGAGAGGTGGAATAGATGGCATACGGAGGAGGTACATGGTTATTTCAGAATAAGGTTTTGCCGGGTACTTATATAAACTTTGTCAGTCTAGCAAGGGCTATCGTATCACTTGCTGACAGAGGTTATGCGGCAATGGCAATGGAACTTGACTGGGGAGTAGATGGTGAAGTGTTCACCGTTGAAAATTCTGATTTTCAGAAAAACAGCCTGAAAATATTCGGGTATAGCTACGACCATGAGAAAATGAAAGGTTTAAGGGACTTATTTTCCAATGCAAAGACAGTCTACTGCTATAAGCTGAATGAAGGGGCAAAGGCAAGTAATGACCTGGCCACTGCAAAATATGCAGGTGAAAGAGGGAACAGCATTAAAATAACGGTAGCGGCTAACGTTGACGCTCCTACAATGTTTGATGTGACTACTTTGCTTGACAATAAAAAAGTGGATGTTCAGACGGTAAAAACGGCAAAAGATTTAGTAAATAATGATTTTGTAGACTTTAAAACAGGGGCAACATTAACCCCGACTGTAGCGAAACCGCTTGAAAACGGAACAAACGGAAGTGCAGTGACAGGAACGGAATATCAGAAGTTCCTGGACAAAATAGAGACTTACTATTTCAACACACTGGGATGTCTTGCAACTGACGAAACAATTAAAAAACTGTACATCCAATTTACAAAAAGAATGCGTGATGAAGTTGGAGCTAAGTTTCAGACTGTAGTCTACAGAGGAGCATATGCAGACCATGAAGGTGTCATTTCTGTTGAAAATAAGACTATTTCCAAGGATGACAAGGAATCGTCTGCAGTGTACTGGGTCACAGGAGCTGAAGCAGGATGCCCAGTCAACAAGTCGGTTTCCAATAAAGTTTATGACGGAGATTTTACGTTTGAATTTAAGGAAAATCAGACAGCACTGGAAAACGGTATAAAAGCAGGAAAATTCCTGTTTCACAAGGCCGATAATAAACCAGTTGTTCTCACTGACATAAATACTTTTACATCAATCACAGTAGATAAGAATGACGACTTTACATCTAATCAGGTGATAAGAGTACTTGATCAGATAGCTGTGGATATTGCGAAATTATTCAACAAGTCGTTTGTCGGAAAAGTGGACAACGACGAAGATGGAAGAGTATCACTTAAAGATAACATCGTTGACCACCACAAGGAACTGCAGAGAGTCAGGGCAATTGAAAACTTTGTTGCAGAAGACGTGACAGTTGAAAAAGGGAAGGATAAGAAATCTGTGCTTGTAACGGATAAGGTCACTCCTGTTGCGGCGATGGAAAAATTATACATGAGTGTCATAGTGGCCTAGCTAAATGATTTAAGGAGGTAAGAAATGAGCACAACAATGAACGGTAGAGATGCCGTATCAGGAAGCATGGGAAGATGTTTTGTCACGATAGAAGGCAACAGATATCTTTTAATGCAGGTTATTTCTGTGAAAGCGGAAATGGAGAAGACAAAAACTAAAGTTCCTATTATGGGACGTTCAGGGAAAGGGAACAAGGCTACAGGATGGGAAGGTTCAGGAAGTGCAAAGATGCATTACAACACTTCTCTTTTCAGGGAACTTTTACTTAAGTATCAGAATACTGGAGAAGATATATATTTTGACATGCAGCTTGTAAACGAAGACCCTACTTCCACGGTAGGAAGGCAGACAGTCATACTGAAAGGATGTAACATAGATGGAGGAACTCTTGCGAGTATAGATGCGGATGCAGAATATCTTGAAGATGAGTTCGACTTTACATTTGAATCCTTCGAAATTCCTGAAAAATTTAAGAATTTACCGGGAATGCAATAATGTTGGAAAAATTTTTCAGATGGGTATTAAATCCCGAAGAAGTAGCAGAATTTTTAGCAGATACAACTGTGTGTCTGCTTATTTTTTATATAATTCATTTAATAAGAAAGGTGTTGAAATTAATAATGGATAGTTTAAAAGGATTTTTTAAAGGGAATGCAAAACAGGTAGAAAATGAAAAAGTGGTAATTTCTGACAGATTTGTCGGGGATGACGGAAAGCCACTGGAGTGGGAAATCAGGGCTATAGGAAATGAAACGGATGACGAACTAAGAAATCAGTGTACCTCACAGGTTAGAATTAAGAAAAACGTATACATGCCTAAGCTTGATTACACAGAGTATCTAAAAAAACTGCTTGTCGCATGCGTAGTATACCCTAACTTAAATGACAAGGAGTTACAGGACAGCTACACAGTGATGTCAGCAGAGGAACTCCTATCTGCAATGCTTTTACCGGGTGAATATAATGCTTTGGCAGAAAAGGTACAGGAAATATGCGGATTTGATAAAGATGTCATGGAAGATAAAATCGAAGAAGCAAAAAACTGATAGAGGAGGATGCAATGGCAGGGTATGCACATTACGCCCTCCACAAGCTTAAGATAATGCCGGGTGATTTTGCCGAGCTCGGTCTCGAAGAAAAAGCATTTATCATAGCAAGCATAAGATTAAAAGTTGAAAATGAGAAGAAGGAAATGCAGAAAATGAAGTCCAAAGCAAGGAGGTGATTCTAATGGGAACAATAAGCTCTTCGATTCAGATGATGGACAGGCTGACTGCTCCGGTACTTAAAATGGCAAGTGCCATGAGCAGTCTTGTAACCACTATGGAAGCGGCGGACAATAAAAAGATAGACCCAAAGGGGTTAGATTCAATGAAAGATAACATAGCAAGGGCTAATGCAGAACTGCAGAATTTACAGGCAGAACTTGTAGGAGCAGGAGCACAGACACAGCAGAATACGGCAAAACAGCAACAGTGGAACAGTTCGATACATGGTGGCGGTAAAGCCATGAACGGTTTGATAAACAAGCTGAAAGCCGCAGTCGGAATGTATGCTTTAATTAACGGTGCAAAGAAACTGGCGGGGATATCCGACGAGGTCATGACAATAGATGCAAGACTTAATCTTATAACGGATACATCTGCCCAGAAAAATAACCTGAAAAACGCCGCATATCAAATGGCACAGGAGGCAAGAGTTCCACTGAACAGTTTTACAAATGATGTGGCCAAGCTCGGAATCCTTGCCGGAAAAAGATTTTCAAATAATGCTGAGATAATACAGTTCATGGGTAACGCAACAAAAGCATTTAAAGTGGCAGGTACTTCCGCATCTGAAACTGCCGGGGCAATGACACAGCTTAACCAGGCACTTGCGTCAGGAGTACTGCAGGGAGACGAGTTCAGGAGTATCAGGGAAAATGCTCCGCTTATCACTCAAGCGATAGCGAAGGAAATGGGCGTGTCTCAAGATCATCTTAAAAAATTGGCGTCAGAAGGAAAAATAACCGCAGATGTAGTGAGAAGAGCAGTACTGGGGATGACGGATGACATCAACAGGGACTTTTCTAAACTACCTATGACCTGGGGCGAAGTTTGGGTAAAGGCAGGAAACTTTGCACTAAGGACATTTGACCCTCTGCTTAGAATGATTAATCAGGTGGCGAACAGTCAGAAATTTAAGTCGATGGCAACAAGCATGGCGAGCACATTTGAAATGGTAGCAGGGGTAATGACAACAGTATTTGACAAAGCACTGGAATTGGCAGGTTGGGTATACGACAAGTGGGATTTAATCAGGCCGGTCGTAATAGCTGTTGCAATTGCAATGGGGGTTTATGCATTAGCTCAAGGCATAGCGACTCTTGCAATATGGGCTTATAACACCGCGGCGGGATTCAAAGCGGCGGCTGATATGGCAATGGCTGGAGCAAGTTTCACGGCTACAACGGCACAATATGGGTTGAACGCGGCGATATATGCGTTCCCTGGAACATGGATTGTCGTTGCAATAGCGGCAGTCATTGCAGTTGTGATAGGTCTGGTCGTAGGAATGATATATCTTATCAAAACTATGACAAAAACAGCTACAGTCACAGGAGTTGTCGTGGGAGCATTTGACTGGATGAAGGCTATGCTGTGGAATATATGGGCAAGTATAGTCAACGCGATAATATCTGCCATAAACGGAATTATAAGAGGTATAAATGGGCTTATAAGAAGTGCGGCGAAAGGACTGTCGAATTTTGCAAACATATTCATAGATGCATTTAACTGGATAATGCGTGAAGCGGATAAGTTCATCAACGGACTTTTAAAAACAATGAGCGGTGCGGCCCCTTTACTGTCTGCAATTGGGATTAACCTGCCTACCTCGACAGGAGGAGCCATGCAACTTGCAAGGGCTAATTTCTCGGCACCTCAGATAGCAGAAATAAACTATAAGCTTGACAAAAAAGATGCAGGTGCGGCGTACAGAAAAGGTGCAGAAAGAGGAAATGCAAAGCAGAAAAAATGGGAAAATGACTTAAAGAACGGATACAAAAATGCAAAAGATATGGTGAAAGATGAACTCGGAGACCTCGGAGGAGGAAAAGGACTTGATCCGTCCGGAACTGGAATGCCAGGTGGAGGAGGCGGTGGAGGAAAAGACCCTAACGGAGTAGGCAAAAATACAGGGAAAACCGCTGACAATACAGGAAAAATGGCCAACAGTCTCGAGGATACCGAAGAGGATTTAAAATATCTGAGGGAACTGGCGGAACAGGAACATATCAATCAGTTCACAACTGCCGAAATAAAAGTGGAAATGAACAATAATAATACGATAGAAAATGAAACTGATATTGATAAAGTGATAAATAAACTGACTGAAAAGATAGAAGAAAAAATGAACATTGTGGCAGAGGGGGTGCATTAACATGTATGATATTTATATTGACAGAATGCTGATTCCAGTGAATCCCGATAAGATAACGTACACCATGAAGAACAGGAATGAGACTGTATCACTCATAAATGCGTCTGAAGTGAATCTGCTGAAGTCCGAAGGGCTTAAGGAAATATCGTTCAAAATTGTCCTCCCTGCATTCAGATATCCCTATCTGAATACTCTGCAGGGGTTTAATAAGCCCGGATATTATCTGGATAAACTTCAGCGACTGAAAAGGGACAGGAAAGCGTTCCAGTTCATTGTGTCTCGTAGATATCCGAACAGGAAGGGGTATTTTAACACAAACATGAAAGTCACCCTCGAAGAGTTTACATATTCTGACGATACAGATGAGTTTATGGACATCCCTGTTGAAATCAAACTTAAGGAATACCGCGACCCTAGGGCAACAGCTCTGACAATACTGGATGACAAGATTTCGGGGTTCATCACGAAACCTCGGGCAGTGACGGCAATACTGGACAGAATAGTCACAACCGAGGCAGGGGAAACTCTGTGGAACATATGCCGTCAGCATACAGGAGGACTTGAGAAAATGGCAGAGGTCATGAAGCTTAATGCCTTCGATAAAATAACGGATTTTATCCCGGGGCAGAAAGTGAGGCTTAAGGAATGAGTTTTATGCCAGACTTGAAAGGAATTAAGCTGATAGACCTTAACAGGGAAAGCTGGATTAATGCGGCGATAAAGCAGTCAGTCGGAAAATTTGAGCTTGAAAAAGACATTGAACTGACCGTAACACTGGAAAATGGTCAGGTTTTAATTCCGCTTGTAACGTCCCTTGAATGGACAACTGAAAGAAAAGGAAGTTGCGGGGTACTTGAATTTGAAGTGCTTAAGGAAGAAATAGAATTTACTGAAGGGAACAGGGTATCTGTGAAATACAAGGATGTCCCTTTTTTCTTAGGCTATATTTTTAAACGTAGCAGGACAAAATCAGGAAAGATAAAAGTTACCGCATATGATCAGCTGAGATACTTAAAAAATAAGGACACATATATATTTAAAAATGTGACGGCAACGGAAATAATAAAAAGAATAGCGGAAGATTTTAAGCTTGAAATCGGGGAACTGGAAGACACGGAATTTAAAATTGAAAAGAGAATAGAAGATAACAAGACTTTATTTGACATGATACTGTATGCACTTACTGAAACTCTATATAACACGAAGAAACAGTTCATTTTTTATGACAATTATGGAAAGCTTACACTTAAGGAAGATGAAAAAATGAGGATACTCGACCTCATTCTTGACGACAAGAGTGCAACTGATTATAAATACGGTACAAGCATAGACGACAAGACATATAATCAGATAAAGCTTTTAAGGGTCAACAAGGAAGCAAAAACAAGGGAAATATACTTAGTAAAAGACCCTTTTAATATAAAATCATGGGGTATTTTGCAGTATTTTGAAAACGTGGACGAGAAAATGACTGAGGCAAAAATAAAGGAAAAAGTGGAAAGTCTTTTAAAGCTGTATAATCACAAAAAAAGAAATTTCGCAATGGAAAATGTTTTCGGCGACATAAGAGTCAGAGGTGGCTCAAGTATGCTCATAAAACTTAATGTCGGGGATATAGTAGTGCAGAACTATATGATAGTGGATAAAGTTAAGCATAAATTTGAATATCAGAAACATGTAATGTCTATTGACTTTATAGGACAGATGGGGATAAAGGAGAGTGATAAAAATGGCGGAACTGGTACAACTGTTGAAAGAATTGTCGAAAACAACGAATGATGCGGGAGAACCGTTTGAACACAGAAAAGGTACTGTGGAATCCGTGAATCCTATCAGTGTCAGGGTAGATCAGAAACTGATACTGGAAGAGGATGATCTTATTCTTACCCATCTTGTCAGGGACTATGATGTCGATATATCAGTGAGCCACGAAACGGAAGACTTTGAACTTGTTGAAGGTGCCTTGACAGATATTAAAAGTCATAAGCATGAATATAAGGGCAGAAAACGGATAACCGTCCATAACGGTTTGAAGGTCGGCGAGGACATTGTGCTTTTAAAAGTACAGGGCGGACAGACTTACATTGTGCTGGATAGATATAAAGACTCTCAAACGGAAGGAGAGTGGTTGTAATGATACCCCGTAATGACGGACTGACTTCGGACATCAGGATAATAGAACGACCCACAAAAACTTATAAAATGGATTTATCGGGAAATGTCATAGAAGACTATACGGATGAGCTGAAAGCAATGGAACAGGCCATCTATAAAATAATAAGGACAGAAAGATATAAACATATAATTTACTCATGGAATTATGGGATAGAGCTTGAAGACCTGTTTGGAATGCCTGTAAGCTACTGTATCCCTGAAATTGAAAGAAGGGTAAAAGAGGCATTGGAACAGGATACTAGAATACTTGACGTGACAGATTTTGAATTTGAGACATTAAGAAGAGGAACGGTGCATGTCAAATTTAAAGCAGTCACAATTTTTGGAAATCTGGAACTGGAAAAGGAGGTGCAGATAGCTTAATGTTTGAAGTAATGACTTACGAAAAAATAATGGAACGGATGCTTGCAAGAGTTCCAAACAGCATGGATAAAAGGGAAGGCTCAGTCATGTGGGATGCCCTTGCCCCTGCCGCAAAAGAACTGGAGGACATGTATTTTGCATTATCAATAATACTACAGGAAACATTTGGAGACACGGCCAGCAGGCCAAATCTGATAAGAAGGGCAAGTGAAAGAGGGATAACACCTTACATGGCAAGTAAAGCGGTATTGAAAGGTATTTTTGACATAGAAATACCACTAGGTAGCAGATTTAATTTGGACGAGCTGAACTATACAGTCACAAAATTTATACAACATAATACAGGTACAAATCTGTATGAGTATCAGGTTGAATGTGAAACTCCTGGAAGGGATGGAGGAAGGAAAACAGGAAATATAATCCCGATTGACTACATAAACGGGTTAGGTAGGGCTGAAATAACAGAACTTTTAATTCCCGGACAAGATGAAGAGGAGACAGAAAAGTTACGGCAACGGTACTTTGACAGTTTTAACATGAAGGCATATGGAGGGAACATATCTGACTATAAACTTAAAGTGCACGAAATCGAGGGTGTAGGAGCTGTCAAGGTGACACCGGTATGGAATGGTGGCGGAACTGTTTTATTAACCATACTTGACAGTGATTTTAATCAGGCAAGCCCTACTCTGATTAAAAAAGTACAGGATACAATGGATCCAACAAAAGATGCAAGAGGTCTCGGGGTTGCCCCAATAGGCCATATTGTTACAGTACAGGGTACAAGCAATGTTGCAATTAACATTAATACAAGCATCACGTTTGAACCTAATTTTTCATGGCCGCTTGTAAAACTGAAGGTCGAGGAAGTGGTAAAGAACTACTTGCTTGAACTGCGAAAAACATGGGCTCTGAAAAATGAAAAAGTGAGTAATAATTTGGTTGTAAGGGTGTCACGTATAGAAGCAAAAATACTCGACATAAATGGAATTTTGGACATTCAGAACACAACAATTAACGGAAGTCCTAACAACTTACAATTAACTGAGTATCAGATTCCTGTATGGGGAGGTATCACAGTATGACGATTTTAGAAAATATTAACGTCAACCTGCTGTCATATCTCCCTCAGTTTATGCAGGAGTACACGGAAATAAGGAACATAATGGCGTCAGAAGAACCTGAACTGAGATTACTATGGGAACTGCTTAGAAAGGTGTTTAATAATCAGTTTATACAGTACTGTGACGAAGACGGAATAAGCAAGTTTGAGGAGATGCTGGGACTGCACAGGTATGAAAATGATACGCTGGAAATCAGAATTTTTAGGGTTTTAACGTATTGGAACGACCAAATCCCTTATACATGGAGAGTTTTAGTAAACAGAATGGATCAGCTATGTGGTGCTGGAAACTACGAACTGAGCCCCAATTTCAATGTGTATGAACTTGGAATCACAACCAAGTTTGACGATGCGAAAAAATACGACGAACTGAATAACATGCTTAAGACAATATTACCTGCAAATTTAGGATTTAACAGTATTAATATTCTTACACCGAAAGTTGTTAATACGCTGTATGTGTCTGTTGGAGCCATGACCAATATAAATACATTAATTGAGATAGGAGGATAGAAATGGCGAGTATAAAAAGAACAGGAATAACTGACAAGGGAAAAGATTTGATAACTAGAGAAATCGCAGGAATAACAGAGCTGACATTTACAAAGATATCTGCATCAAGCAATAAGCTGGCTGATACAGTAAACCTTGAAACACTTATTAATATTGATGGAGTAAAACAGACAGTGAATGTCAGCAAAGTTGAGAAAATAGGAACATCGCAGATTAAAGTGACAGCCACGTTCAACAACTCAGGACTTATGAATGGTTACGGCATGGAAACTTTAGGAATTTATGCAAAGGATACAGCAGGAACAGAAGTTCTTTTTGCAGTTACCGTTGCAGGTACTTCCGACTACATGCCTGCAACAAACGGGATTAATTTGAGTACAGTGACAGTGGAACTTATATTCAATTTAAGTAATACTGATAATGTCTCGTTATCTGTCGATACTGCGGCACTTGTGACCATAGGAATGTTTGATTCTTTTAAGTCGAAAGTTAATAAAGATTATGTAAAATACACTGATTTAGCGGAAGAAAATAAAGCAGGGATAATAACATATGCAAAAATTAAAGAGATTGCACCAAAACCTGATTTATCGCCTTATATTCCGTTTTCAAAAGGGTACAGAAGTTCCAATGATGTCGATTGGGTTTTAAGGGCAAATAAAAGTGAGACATGGATGCCACACCAAATACATATGTATGATGCTACAGTGAAATATGTTGGTTCATTTCACGCGAACGGAGGACGTGCATACTATAAAGTTCCAAATCGGAATGGTGGCAACTGGTGCGAAATCATGGATAATTTTGATATGGCGGCAAGAGATCAGAGAATGAATAATATGGATACGGACCGTACTAATTTATGGAATCATGCAAATAACATAAATGGGAGATTTAACTGGGCGAATACTTACAACAGCAACAATTATATAGCTCCTGGTGGAAGTATTGCG